CCCTTAGGCAAACTATTCGTTAAACCTAAACGTCCGATGAAAGACTCCGATGATGGTCAGCTGACCTTATGGGAAAATTTCTTTGGACAGTAGTGTATTGAGTTATGAAAACTAAGAAATTAAATCAGATTTCTGACTACAAAGGTAGTAAGAAATCAGTTGGTAGTGATGTCCAGATCACTAACTCTGTAGTGATGGAGAATGCAAAGGTAACTTCTAAGGTTACTTACTTGCGCCCTGGTAATGATGCGAAGATCGACGACTGGTTCAAATATCAGAAACAAACATTTGGCCATCAGTTCGATGTTGAAATGATAGAATCTGCCATCATTGCAAAGTATTCAGACGTTTACGGTGTTCAGTTTACAAAGGATCTTTTTTCAGACGCTTGCGAATTTACTTCTAACTTTACGATGGATATTTGCAGCAAGTTAGAAGACGGTATCAAGGGCAAAGATATTAGTTATCTTAAGGATGGAAACACCATCACCCGTTATCTGGTTGCAATCGACACACTGAATGTGTGTTCTATCTTTAGGCATTTTATCGACTATGCGAAAGCAAGTAACAGGCCATCGGTTTCTGCCATCCTCGAAAGTGAGAACAAAGAGCGTGAACAAAAGCGTTTGGCAAACCTTAACGAAAGAAGGGAAAAGCGCGAGACTGAAAAAGTAGTCGCGAAACTGAAGGATATGGAGATTAACAAAGTTCTTTCGATGCTTTCGCCTGAACAAATTGCAGCAATTAAAGCCGCAAAGATAGCGTAACAGATGTTGTCCATCCACTATCATTTAACCCTGATTTATTCAGGGTTATTTTTTGCCCTGTTTGGAACGCTAAAAAGATACTATCTATTTAGCGAAACATTTCGATTATGTTTCAGGGTGCAAATATGTAGAAGTTGTGAAACTTGAAAACTATCATTAAATAAGTCTTGCTTATTTAGTGGACATTTAGGCGATCAGTAGATACGCACTAATTCCCCATATAGCCACCTATTTGGCAAAGTATTAAATCCCATCCCTCCCATATCGGTTTTGGATTAGTCTAAAAGATACTGAATTACAAAGTACATTTTCTTCTGACTTGTCGATTAAAGAAAATGCAACTGTAAAACGGTCACATTTGAACGTGATTAGTTGAAACATTACGCTGATGGTGATATGTTGGATTAATATGCGTCGCATACAGCACGCGCAAACGGAGATAGCAATATCAAAGATATAGATTGAAACAGGCGTGTTTCTCTTACAAAAATAATCCATAATTGAATTTATTCTCTTATGGTCTCACAGATAGATATTGTATGCTATTTTGTGGGACTTATATCAGGGCTGCGAGGTTGAAAGATATTTTGCAGCCTACCAGATTATTATTCACTTATAAATATTATTGAGTTATGAAGAAGATTATTTCATTCAGCGTGAAAACGCTTGCATCTGGTGCAATATCCACGATGCTTGGTGCTGTTCTTTGCACCACATTACACGGTTTTATTTCCGTGTCTATTTTCGGGGGAATTTTCCTCGCTTTGATTTTCGGAGTGTTTAACGATTAAAACGATTTGGGTTATGAAGAATTTAATAGCATTTGCGGATTCTATTTTGGAGCGCAATTCCATTGAGACAATGATTGAGGTTATTTGCAGCCTCACAGATGATGATATTAAGCACATTATTTCAGCATGAGAAATGAAGACAGACGGCGGCTTGACTACCAGCGTAGTCAGGCTGCACAATATTTCGCTGAAAAGTACACACGGGAACAGAGATATTTAATCATCTTTGCCCGTGACTTTCAGAAGTATTTGGCGAGTTCTGACTATCTGATGAAAAAGGACACGGATAATCAGTATTATTTTGATTTCCTGACGGACTTTGAGCGTCTGAAGGAATTGATGAAGGAATACCGCTGGAGCAAGGAGTTCTTGCTTGATAACGGAATAGATTTCGTTGCTATCAAGAAGTTATACTTTGCGGTCGCCTAATCGTGGCTGCATTGGCTATTGTTTCACTTAAAAAATTCAATTATTATGATTCCAAGACAAGAGTACGAATTAGTTTCCATGTCAAAGTTAGGCGTGGAAAACGGCACGGCTTTAACGTGCGAAGACTGCGGACGAACCATCGTGAACTTTGCAATCATCAAAGGAAAGACAGACGGAAAATCCTACACCGTCGGCCTGACTTGTGTAAAGAAGTTGCTCAAAATCCGACAAGTGAGTTTCGACCTTGAAACACAATTAGGATTCGAGCGCGAGGAACACCTGTGGGATGAAGCGGCCAGGACTGCAAAATGGGTTGCAAAAAATCTCAAGGAGTACGAAGAAAAGAATCTGAAGCCATACGTTGAGATTTACGACTGGCACTCAGACGAAGAAAATGAGGATTATTTCTGTGTTTACATTCGGACGGATGAAAAATACAGAGGTTTTCAGATGAAAGGCAGGCAACTTGCAAGTACGATTTCCATGCAGCCACGTTTCAAGAAGTTTTTTGAAAACATTACTAACTAAAACTTTCTGCGTCAGAAATGGCGCATTAAGTACGAAAATTGAACTCTGATTCGGTCACGGGCGATTAGCGTCGCCCACGGCTGCAAAAATTGTCTAACAATTTAATTCAGTTTGATTATGGCTAACAACAAAGGACAGGTGAATGATGAAACTTTTCGTCAACTCATCAAACAAGACAAGTGGATTCGTGAGATTTCTCACGCAGTAGGATGCTACGACAAAAACCACAATTTCAAACACTATCGCACGGTTTCTTATCCTGACGAGTACATCGTCACAAAAGAGCAGATTGCCGAGGCGAAAAAGCACTATCAGCGTCGCCACGACGAAGTGCTTGCAGACATCAAGAAAGGCGACCTCGTTTTTGTCGCTATGGGCTGCGACTATCAGAGCAAGTACGAAAATGCGGTCAACAACCATCGTATGCGCTGCTATTTCCGTGACATCAACGGACACCGCTATTTTATCGAATTCTGCCAGTGTGAGAATCATTGGGAGAAAGTCGTAGGGAAAGATTCGCCCGTAAATACTAAGGGCGATTGGTTTTTCATCGACTTTTCCATTGACATCGAAATCCGTGATGAACTTGACATGAAAAGAGAAGAGTTGTACGAGTTCAACAAGGGTAAGGATTACAGAGACCAAGACCACACCGTTGTTCCTCAACTGGAGTACAACGCAAAGGGAGTGGAAAAGAAGTCTTTCAAAATTCCGTTCACTTGGGATAATGTTTTGAAGTTCGTCAACGAGACCTACGGATGCAATTACACATCAGCCCGTTTGCTTCGCTATTTCGTTAATTGTGACGAATATATCTGCGAGTGCTGACTAAAGGAGCCTGGGGATTAGCGTCCCCTACTCCGCTATTATTGACTAAACTTAAAAGATTATGAAAGAGCATTTTGAAAAAGCGATTCAGTATGTCCGCGAAAACGCATCGTGGAGTAAGGCTTGCGAGGAATACGCCTTGGAGATAATCGGGAAATATCGCTGCCCGATTGATCAGGCATCTTCTGAGATTGCCGAAGAGATTCGTGATTTGATGGAAGAATATGGAGTTGCAAACGACTTGCCAGATGGTTGGTGGTACGAGTTTGGCGACGAAGATTCTGTTTTCTTCAAACTCTGAAAGTCTGTGAGGGCTTAGCGGCTCTCACACTCACAAATGTTTCACTCTAAATTCAAAAACAAATGAAAACAATTACAATTTACCCAATCATCCGCATGGAGATTGAAGTTCCCGACGACTACGATGGAACGATTGAGAACGAAATGGACTTGCGTGCAGATTTCAATTCTACCACGTTTGATGTGGACGGCTGCAAACTCGGAGAATGTGAATTATGTGGATTCAATGACGAACTGTAGAGGCAACACTTTCCCGTGCAAGGTGTGAAAACGCTTTGTGCGGACTATGTTTAACCCCTAAATTTTCAGAATTATGGACGTAAGAGATTTATCAAGAGACCAACTTGTAGAACTGAAACAGGACTACATGACGGAGTTAGTAAACGAGGGCACTTTTGCCGAGGTTATGAACCGCGATTATGACGAGCCGTCTATGTGGGACTCGGCTAATGCCGACGAGATTGTTCCCGACGAGTTCATCTTTGAGCATTACGCTGGCATCCACTTTGTACCCGACGATTTCTTTTGCACTGCCAACTAAACAAGTACGATTATGGAAAAGGAAGTAAAGTTCGTTATCAAAGGCACTAATGGCAAGGTTTACGGATATATCCATTATGTGAACGGAGAATATGACGTAGTAAGACTTGCAGACTATTTCCCGTGTTCCACCGAGAAAACGCTTTCCGCTGCAAAGGAAAAGGCTTACAAGTTCATTTGTCCGAAATCGCTTTGCACCATCAAGAAAGCAAACTGACTTTCAGTTTAGCGCGGACTAACCCCTGCGCTATTCACTTAGTATTAACCCCTAAAATTCAATAATTATGAAGATTTGTGTAGTATCGTATGTCAGTTTGTCAAAAGACGATGACGGTAATGGCTTTAATGAGTGTCACGCTTTCTTCAAAAAAGAAGATGCTGAAAAGAAGTTCAAAGAATTGCGAGACAAAGAAATCAAAGAGTGCGAAGATGCAAACGGTGGGGCAATCACCTACGACATCTGGACTGATGAACCTAACGAGTTCTATATGTCATGGTTCTACGATGAGGAAGCAGTTAAAATATATCTGCATGAAGTCGAAGTGAATTAACCCTTTGCCTTGCAAGCGCGAAAGCATTTGCAGGGTACAAATTGTATAACTCTAAAATTCAGAAATATGGAACAAATCAAACAGAAATGGAACAACGCACGGAAAATCTACGGATTGCACGACGAGGTTTCCACTCCGTCAGGCTTCAAGTTCACTGGCCGCTACGTTCTTACAGAAAGTGGTGCTGCAACACCGAGCCACAATCCATTACAGATGTCCGCAAAGTCCGAGGGATTCCCGACGGATGCAAACGGACAATCGGTAAACGATCGTGACTACGAACGGGACACTGACGCACAGCAGATTACGCGGAATATCGCAGCAAACTACGATTCCCGTGCCTTGCAGTCGCCTGTGGTCGTTTCAAGTGACGGAATTGTACTAAGCGGAAACGGGCGCACGATGGCAGGTATTCTTGCAGCGCGTGACAACACCGACGCAACCTATATCTCCTATCTAAAAACCTACTGCCAAAAGTACGGATTCAAAAGCAACGAAATCGAAGCCTTTGAGCATCCCCGACTTGTCTTTCTCGCTGACGGCTCTTATCCCTACACGGCTGAGACATTCGCAATGTTCAACGCTCAGGATATAAAGTCGCAGTCAAAGACGGAGCAGGCGGTGAAGTTAGGCAAACTCGTTGACGATTCCACGTTTGCGCGTATCATCCGCAACATCAACCAGTTTGATACCATCGGAGATTTCTACGGCAACGTGAAAGCCTCAACCGAGGCAATAAACGAGTTGCTTTCCGCTGGCATTATCTCCCGTATGCAGTACCCAGAAATGTTCGACGGAGATTCTATCTCCAATCAGGCAAAGGACGTGCTGGAAAACGTGCTTATCGGTAAGGCTTTCTCTGCCAATCCCGATGCAGTCAGACAGATAACGTCTTTCAAGGGTGTGCGCAGGAATGTTATCACGGCTCTCTCAGAGATAAGTAACAACATTTCGCTTGCTGACTATTCTCTGGAGCGTGAGACTGCCGACGCTATTTCCCTATGCTATCAGGCGAGAAGTAACGGAGGTATCGGACACGGTGAAGTCGTTAGCGGTTTCGCCCGACAAATGACGATGTTTTCCGAATCTGAGACGGTAGCCGACCACACCAATCCTGTAGTCATGTTCCTTGCTGACTTGCTCAACCACGTTCAGGTAACGAGGCTAAAGAAAGTCTTTACGCTCTACAACGCACAGGCGCGTGACGCTGCAAACGGACAGATGGATATGTTTTCGGGCGGTGTGAAAACTAAGGCTGAAATCCTTGCAGAAGTACGGGAAATCTTCGCCACGTCCACACCGTCACAGTTAGACCAACGCCTCAGTAACGCAACCTTCGACCGCCGTATCAACGCAGTGACCTCCATCTCCACCGCCGCAGCTCCCGTGCCCGTCGGTTCTCCGACGGGAATCCTCCCCCCAGGCATTAAAATCGGCTCAAAATGCAGCGTTATCCTACCATCCCACGAGATTGTAACGGCAACCCTCATGGCAGTCTTGGGCGACGAGGCAGGCATACGGATTGACAGATGGAAACTCATGCGTGTGCCTCTATCCTCTCTCATGGCTCTGCTGAAAGATACAGCGTAACTTGAATTTGCTCACCTCATAAATAAGGCGAGCAAAACTATATGTCTAACCCTTTAATAAATTATGAGATTATGGCTACAAACAATTTCGGATTCATTCAGAAGAAGTACAGACAACCCGACTACGAGCGTGAAGTGTTCTGTAAGTGCCGTGCCTATTACAAAGCAGGAAACGGCAAGTTGTTTATGATTGTCGCTTGTCCTCATTTCCTGAGAAGTGAGAAATGGAATGCACCAATCGACCATTACGAAGTTCTAAGGCAAGATGAAGGTTGCTGCCGTGGCATAGCCTATGAAATCAAGTCACAGAAAAAGGCTATGGAGATAATGGAGCGTCTGCTTGCTAAAAACGCAGCGTAAAAGTTAAACCCATCGAAATCGGTGGGTTTGGCACAAAGTATTAACCCCAAAAAGCAAAAGTTATGGATAAGAAAAAAGTATTAGAAGTCCTGCAAAAACTATACAATAGTTGTGGGCAGAAAATGGATTTGTGGAAATGGCACGAATCAACGAAAAGCAACGGATCATTCTTGGTTGAATACAAACACCCTATCAATGGCGATATTATTCAACTCTCAGGAATGGCAGAACGTGTGACGTGTTGTTTTTTGATTAACGTATCTCCTGTATGGGGTAGAAGTCTGCACAACAGACAAATAAAAAGTGTTGAACAACTGAAATCTTTTATCTAAAAGCCTAAGACCATTTCGTGCTAATCCTCGAAATGGTTGCTATGTATAACCCTATAAAGATTACAATAATGAAGAAGGACAGAATGTTTGAACTGATGACTGAACTCAGGGACAGGCAGTTTGGTTTAGAGAAGTGTTGTGAATTGTTCGACAGAATAAGGCTATTTGTCTCAAATCAAAAAGATTGGATTGATAGCATTGGTACTACAGCCGAACAAATTAACCGCGAATGCTTTGAGGTATGCAAGATAGAACTTGAAAAGACTTTATCAAATATGGGACTTGACTATACAACTGACGAGTTTCTGACATTTGACTGAACTTACAAGCCTACGAGTGCCAATCCACTTGCAGGCTGCAAATTATGTCTAACAATTAAAACAACAGATTATGTGTAAATTCGACGAAGAAGTACAAGTTTTCTATGACCGATTCGATAAGGCATACGAAAACAACGACATCAAGGAACTTGGTTTCTTCTCACAGTTCTGCATCGAAAAGGACATCCGAAAATGGACGAATGGGCATTTGAGAAGACAGATATGTGAGAATGCACGTAACCATAAGTTCTGGTTGGCCTGCGGACTGAAAGACGTTATACTGAATGAACATGGATGGCTTGAGTTCCATATTCCTGGTTTTGAGAAACAGGAGTTTATTCCTCTTGGTTGTATCATCGACAGAGGGTGCTGCAACATGAAAGATGCAAAGGCTCTTGGTATAATGCAACTGCCAAACGGCAAATGGATAGCAGAGGTTGACAATGATTTTTCAGACATCGGTCATCCATACATATATCTCGACATTTTTGATGATCAGTTTGACACTCGCACGAAAGCCGTAAATACGGCACTCAAAAAGTTTATCGAATATTGGAAGGAAAGAAATCCAAACGTGAAGAAAGACGATGAAGCCGTAGCAAAGGCAAAATCGCTTATCATTGTCGATAACCATTTCTTTGAAAACACGTCCGCTAAGAAAGGCGAGGCAGTACAACTTGAATTATTCACATTCTAAACAATACAACTATGGCAAAAATCCATCTAAAATGCAACGCTCCAAAGTTTGAGCAACACAGAGAGTATAAAACAGCAGGCGAGAAAATTGCTGCAAGTGACTTCCACTCACTATCAAGACAGTTTGAAGCGAGAGGGTACAACATTAAGACAATTTTTCGCAACAATCCGTTACGAGGCACTATCCAAGTCGAAATCGACGGCTTCTACTATTATGTTGAACTTTATAAAGAGCAATGATTATGAGTACAGATTTTAAACAAAACGACATCATAAAACTAACTAACAATGCTATTTCTGAAAACATTAGAATTTTTAAGAAAGAAGCACTATTTAGAAATGAAAAAGACAAAAAGTATCGTGTAAGCAAGGTTGTTGAAGACAAGCAGAACAACTTGCAAATAGTGTTTGTTACAGACCTTAAAGGAAACACAATTCCTAAATTTAATTGCGGGATTTTTGCTGGTCATCTTGAATTATTCACTTGATTTTGTAAACATTCCCGAAAACTTTCAAACCGTGACGAAAATTCACGGCTTGAAACAACGTGATTATCAATTTTATTATTAACTTTGCAAAAAAATTAGAGTTATGAAACAGAAAGAAATTGTTCGTTATTACGAAGAAAATGGAGGGCTCAGATGTAAAGACTGGACTCTTGAGCAAATCAAAGAAAAGATTAAGGCTGACTTTGGCGAATCCCAAAGGGTAATGAAAGCAACTTGTCAAGAGTTGAAAAATACAGCGAGGATTTATCAGCGGTAAAACTCATAAGCCTTTGTCCTGTGAAAGCAGGACAGAGGCACTACCCGCAGTGATGCGCGTGTGTTTATAACTCAATAATTTAAAAGTGTTAATCGGGCGCGGTTGTTAGTTCAGTCGCGCCCTTCCATTTTGAAAACTTAAAACAAATAACAATATGGCAAACAACGAAGCAAACAAACTCCGCATCGAGCAAGTCCTTGCGAGTTTCAAAATCGGGCATGGTGATATAACCGTCACCAATGGTCCTACGGTTGCTCTCTATGAGTTCAAGCCGCAAGTGGGTGTACGGGCATCGAAAATCCGTAACTTAAAAGACGAGTTCACTATGGCTCTCGAAGTAAGTTCAGTCCGTGTCATTGCGCCTACGGAGCGTGGTACGGTAGGCATCGAAGTACCCAACACTAAGCGTGAGAATATCCCCATGATGGAAATGCTATTCTCCGACGAGTACCTTAACACCACTATGGAGTTACCTCTCGTAATGGGACGTAAGGTAGATAACTCCGTCTTCATGGCTGACCTCGCCACAATGCCGCATCTGTTAGTCGCAGGCGCAACGGGCATGGGTAAGTCAGTAGGATTGAACGTCATCATTTCCTCACTCCTTAACAAGAAGTTGCCCGACGAGTTGAAATTAGTGTTGATTGATCCCAAGCAGGTTGAGTTATCAGTCTATGACACGATAGCAAAGCCGTACCTTGCACACCTTAACGGACTGCCTGCAATCAGTACGACGGTCAACGAGGCACAGCAGACGTTAGAGGCAGTCATCCGCTTAATGGAATCCCGCTACTCCATCCTCAACGAAGCAGGAGTACGCAATATCCAGGACTACAACGCTACGGCTGAAACGAAACTCCCCTACTACGTCATCATCATTGACGAGTACGGCGACCTTATCCTGCAAGGCAATAAGGAAATGGAGAACGCCATCTGCCGCATCGCACAGAAAGCGCGTGCCGTAGGCATACACATGATTATCTCCACTCAGCGACCTGACACAAAGATAGTCACGGGCAACATCAAGGCGAACTTTCCTACCCGTATCGCTTTCAGAACCACTACAGGAACGGATAGCCGCGTCATCTTAGACAGAATTGGTGCAGACAGGCTGACAGGCAGGGGCGATATGCTCTTCTTCGATGGAAGTCCTGAATGTACCCGAGTGCAGTGCGCCTATATCTCCACTGAAGAAGTCAACACCATGTGCCGAGAAATGGCAGAGGAATGGAGTAAGAAGGATCAAGTGTATCTGCCTTCCTTGCTAACTGCCGTCAAGACAATCAAGATAACAGAAGAGGCAAGACGGTGGGGGATGAAACTTGCAGGGTTAAGCGAGGTAAAGACATCATTCTTCGCAAATGTTCTGGAATCCACAATAGAGTGTTTGCAGGGTTTAGGCATCATAAGCCAACCGTACATCGTCAAGAACGGCTCTGTTCAATACAAAGCCTATAGTGTGAATATAAGTGATGTTGAAGAACTTAGAAAGAAATTATCTGCATAATCTGTGATTTTAGGGTTACTCAGGCTTGCATCTGTTAGCGCAGGTGCAGGCTACTATTGTCTAATTAAAACCCTATTATTATGAGCAAAATTCTTAGTCTGGAGAGTGAATGGGTTAGAACCCATCCCAAACGTATTGGCGTTTTGCGCTTTTTCCGCGAAGCCATTGGAGTAAAGGAAGTTCAGTGGAGTGACATCACCAAGCAGAATCTCTACAAGGTAGCCGACAAGGTTAAGGAGAACGTAACAAGCAATTCGAGCCGCACCTACTTTGCCGAAATCTGTGCTTTCCTCAAACGCTACGACGAAGAGGGCATCATCCCCTGCAAGCATCCCGAAGAGGTACTGAAAGCCCGTAAAGAGCCGCAGCAGAGCGTCTATCTTACCGAGGAAGAGATTTGGAAGATAGAGGACTACTACGACCGTCTATGGCGAAAGTACGGACATCAGGCGGAAAAGGACGTGCTAACCCTGTTCTTGTTAGAGACATGGACGGGAGCGAGGATCTCAGATTGTAGAAAGTTCACGGCTGACAACATCAGAGACGGCAAACTATCCTACACGTCACAAAAGACATCTGTATTAACAGAAGTTCCCGAACACAGACGCTTACGTGAACTCATTAGCCGCATCCCGTCAGATCCGTATTCTTCCACCACCGTCAACAGAACATTGAAGCGAGTAGCCCGTAAGTGCGGAATCACTGAGAAGGTCACTCTTTTTACGAGAGGGAAGCAGGTCACTTGTGAGAAGTGCGACCTGATTTCATCCCATAGTGGCAGGAAAAGTTTCGTGACGAATTTAGCCCGTCGTGGTGTTGACCTATACACTATCTCTGCATTTGCAGGACATCGAAGTACAATGCAAACAGACAGATACGTAGTCCGTGATACAGTTAACACACCCGAAGCCGCAATTACTTTCTTTAAGTAATTACATCTATCCCCGTCCGACACAAAGCCGAATGGGGAGCAAATTATTAACCCCTAAACAAAAAAAAGATATGGAAAGATTAGGTAAAAAGACAAACAAGTACAAAGTTGAGTTCAACGAAATGGGTAGAGAGACAATCGTGCGTAGGTATGCAGAAAGTGACTACGACTATCTGAAATCCGTCATTAAGGAGGACATGGAAGAGTTATGTGCTGACAGTGCATCCATTTACGAGGAACGTACATTAGACGGCACATATTCCGTGTGGTACTACAACGAGACAATTAAGTGATTATCGTATTAACAACAAATTAAAAACGTATGAACAAAGAACGACGTAAAGTTTGTGAAGAAATCATCGACCAACTGCGAACGCTGAAAAAGCAAGTCGAAGAGGTACGCAACGAGGAAAAGCAAGCGTTTAGTTTCCTGCCCGACAGCATCCAATACTCCGAGCGTGGTTGGGACATGAAAGACAACATCAAAGCCCTCGACGATGCAGCCGACAACATCGACCGTGCGATGTGGAAACTGCAGAACGTCATTGAAAGTTGATTATTAACAACAAATTAAAAGCGTATGAAATACAAAGTAGGTGACAAAGTTATCGGTAAAAACTTTTTCGGAAAAGGAAGGCTAAACCTTGTAATTACAGAAGACAAAGGCAACGGATTCTATCAGTGCGCTGTTGAAGGTACTGACGTAAGTATGCCTTATCGTGAAGATGAACTAAAACTTAGATGATTGTTCGTTGGTCGAAACAAATCCCCGTTACTGCCAACTCCAGTAGCGAGGAACAAAAAAAGAGGGCTGCAACCATTTGGAAGCAACCCTCAACGGGAAAAAAGTTTTTTTAACCTTGCCTTTTTCACGAAAAGCGCACCGATTCACATCGGGTAGTTTAGCCGTTGCTAAACCGCAAATTCCCCTGTTTTTATCATTCTTCTTGTTCCGTTTGTCGCTATGGCATAGCGACCATTAACCCCCTACAAATAAAACGCAAACTTCAACTGCTCACCCTCAGCCTTCTTAATGCCAGGATATTGCTTCTGCATAAAATCCCATGCCCTCGTCTTATGCCTGTGCCAAGCCGTAACAGGATGCAGCCTCTCAAAATTACCCCCCCCAATCGGGATAAGGTAAAAGTCCGCTTTAAGCCTATCTATCAGCACATAGTTCGCAGCCTTGTAGATAGTCCCCTTATTCCCTGCCGACGTGTCGGCATACGAGATAAGCACCTTTATCTGAGGGTACATTTCACGCAGATATCTGTGCAGCAGACTAAGCGTTATTGTCTCTGAGAACTTAGGCATATCATCCGAGAGCCACATTCTGTCAAACTCCCTCACCTCTTCGGGCTTGTAGTCGCCTTTGATTTGCGGTCTTATCCCGTAACCCAACTGCATAGCACCGTGAATCTTCCCGTTCCAAAGTACGAGAAACGACCTGAATGAGTTTTGCGTCACCTTGTGCGAATAGTGGTGTGGCACGATGATTGCGTCTGCCTCACTCTTCTCACATTCCACTATCTTGATGCCTTTCTCCTTGCACTCATAGCCGATGGTAAACCCGAATATATCAGTCACAGGCGTTTTCTTATATCTCTTTCTACCCATCTTTTCGCCTACAAATTCAACACCCAAACAAAAGCCTTATAGCCGCCAACCGCAGCAATCAGCGTGAGCCAAAAGACAACCACCACGAACAGACATCCGCAGCAGCCAGTTTCATCCTTAATCTTCATTTTACTACCTCGCTTAACACGTCCCAATTCTCCAATACCCAATCAGCACACATTTCCTGTACTTTCTTATGAACCAAATTTTGGTCTATCAAAGCAATGTTAAACAATTCTATTGCCAATGGAGAACCGCCATGTTTTTTTCTCTCCTTCTTGATAACCTCATCAAAATGCCTACTTGCCTTGCACATCATTTCGTGCAGCAAAATCAATTCTTCCTTAGTCGGTTTGTTCATATCGCATCATTTGTTTTTTACGTCATAACGTCTTGCAGAAATTCGCAATGGCAATATACAACTCGTCAAACGAATTTTCCTCAAAATTCTGCTCGCCCTTAGTATTCCCGTTCTTAAACTCAACCTTGCCACGAAAATACCAGTTGTTATCAAACATACCTCTGCATGCTCTCATTCTGATATCTGTGATACAATCCTTTTTGAACGGATTTTCCACAATATACGGTAATTGCTCACCCATTATTTCTTTCATATCTCTTCATAATTATTTCACTGGCACACTCATCACTATCTTGTCAAAGAAAAAGTCAATATCCTGCTGATGCAGTTGGTTGAAGATATATTTTGTTCTGTTAAGCGCAGAATCCACATCGCCCATTTTGCTAATATCGTATTTCTTCATCGCCTTCATAAAAATATCAGCACGCAACTTACGCCAAAACTCACGTTCAACAGCCAGAATATTTCTATCTGAAATCGTGGCATTAAGAGACACTGAATCTGAAAGTTTCTCTATTCCCTTTTGCAAGTCCCGTTGCTGCTCTTCTATACGGCTTTGATTCTTTACTATTTCACCGATGATGCCGCCATTATCTGCATTATTGAAATCAAGGTCTCTTACAGAAAATCTTCCACCTTCTTTATCAACGAAAATATCACTATATCGAGATTCCTGTTTAACAAGAAACTCAACTTCCGTCCCTTTGTAACGAACTTTTATCCAATTCTCCATAATTCCATTCACTTTAATTTTTATATCTCTTCATCCTTTCTTGCATTCCACTCAGCAGCACCCATCACCTCCCAATGGTCGCAAACGTCCTGCACAAGCCAGTCGCCAATGCCAGCCTTGACATTACCGACGTAAACGTACAAACCTACACTTGAAAACAACGAACCTGTTAAACCGCCCATATATACACGGCAATCTTCCTTTTCTTTCGATATTTCAGTCACAAACGGCATCTTAGCCACTTGCACAAAATTATCCTCACGCAACTCAATGCTTTTCTTCCAACGCTTCATTTTTTTTCTCAGGAACTCTAATTAAACTTGTATTTATCTTCATCACTCCGTCACCAACGATGTGCAATTCACTTAACTCTCCAAGATGCCACCCGAATTTCTCGCACGTTTCCTTTAACTCAGGAATCATAGCACACAACTCTATTTCGTGCTGTTTTAATTTCTTTGCCATAATTATCTATACTTTTTTATTCGTTTGTTCAATTCGTCAGCAGTAATCTCACCATTGTTCAGTTGGAACAGCAGATTACGTCCGTACTGAACGCCCTCGTTATAGATGTCGTTCTTTTGTTCTGCCAGTTGCGCGTCAAGTTCTTTCTGATAGTTGTCGCGTTCACGACATAATTCATTGACTGCATCTTCGACAGCATGGCATAATTCCCTTGCAGCATTAAATGTTATTTTTGGTAATACAAAAGCATCTGGCTGAACAGAACAGTCAGCACGACCAGCAAGCATTGTGTCGTATCTGCAATAACCATCAGCATTGCGTGTATCAAACTGCGAAAACGTCCATAATAGGTTTCTCAGACATCTGTCTATCTTGTTGTCGCGTATTTGATACCAAGTCATATAGCCTGTTGTAAGGTCATTTATACAGTAACTGTTCCGTTCAAGATTTTTATCCTTCTGAACGGCTCTACCTAAATGCAACAGTTCAATACAATCGTAGCACAGTCCGTCCTTTGACATACGCGGCTTCTCAGCTCCCGTTCTTCCGCATCCCGGACACGGTTTATCACCTTTGTATATGTTTGCCATAACTTATAACTTTATATTTACCACTCAAACCCGCTCATGCGGATAATCTGACTATCATATTCAGCATTTACCTGAGCCATTTCCTCCATAGCCTTAATATCTTCTGGTATCTGCTCCAGTTGCTCCTTTGACATAAAGAAGAGTGCCAAGAAGCCAATAGCCAATGGACTTGACGCTGCAAGTTGGTCTAATTCTTTTTGCGGTGGCAACGGCTCTGGTCGCCCGATATGAATCGTCTGCTTTTCGCAGTTTCCCATTATGTTACTGACCTTTTGCGACATAATAGATTGTTGCATGGCTTGGGCTACCTTACATTGCTCACGACCCATTCGTTCCATCATCTGTTGCCATCGTTCATACACCCTTTTATATGCAGGTGATTCTTCGCAACGCCTCAAATGTTCTGCCCGTCTCGCAGCCTCCACTTCATTATTATGGCGCATTGCCTCGCCTGTGTCAATACGATTCATCCAATCCACAATCTCTAACTTTTAGTTATTCTATCTCAGGCAAAGAAGTTCTCCACACCCACGGACTGTTATTCGCACCAACCCGATACCATGAAGAGTACTTCTTTGCATACAAATTACATTTTTCAGGATTCCTCCTACATAGATCCTTCCAACCCAAGTAAGCGTAGAAGAAATCCGAATCCCTCTCAAACCCAAACAACGATACGGCATCGTCAAAGGAGAAAAGCCGAACATGATACGATGGAAAGCACATCTTCAGGAACAATTCTATATCCCTGGTATAAGGACACCGCAGATGGTAGTCGTCAGGCAGTGACCACAGCCCCTTGCCTATTCCGTCAGAAGTACGAAAAACTATGTCGAGCACCCGTCCGCGATACCGCTTTTCACCAAGTTCATACTCAACACAGAGATTTTCTGCAAACTTCGGCAGACTTTCCGATCCATTGAAAACTTCCTCAAAAGCCGAAAATCCTTCACTTCCTTTGCACAGTTCACTTAACCTGTCTGCAATGCGCGACACCTTCCACAGACGGCAACACGAATAGCCGTCAATACTATCATACTGGTTACGTGGCAGTCCGAGTATCTTGTAATCGCCGTTACGCAACCACAGATAGGGGCTATTGCCTATGATACGCTTCATGTCCTGCACCTGCCTATACACGTTTGCGCTGTTCCATCTAATGCTGATCGTCATCAGCAGAGCCGTTTCGATGTCGCGCGAATTGGTATAGTAGTCTGCAAGCAAGGAAGGCATCAGAGGAAACTCCCCGCGCCTTTTATACGCACTTACGAGATCCTTCATCCATTCGATATGGTATCTGGAGTAGAACAGGAAATAGTCGATGATATTCTTTTTCCTCATCTCCAGTTCATGCTGTTGCCTCAATGCCTCTTCAAGTGCTTTTCTTTCTTTCCTTTTCATGTGCTTTAAGTTCCTGTTTCTCCATACAACTTCCTCCTTTGCGTCAATGTATGCTCCACAAACTTCCTGTGCTTCATCATCTTCTTTTGCCGTTTTGTCGGAACAGGAGAATAATCAAACTCTTTATCTTCCATATCCCTTATTTTTCTTCGTCAAAATCAAAGTCAATCTTTTGTTGCAAATAAGTATCTGAGTACCACTTGGAATAACTGACCCCACTACACCACCAACTAAAAATCTTCTCTGCAATCTCATCTTCCGTCGGCTCATTTGTCTGCCCCTCCACTACGCCGTTAGCAGAGGGGCTATCCGAAAACCCGTCCAGTGGCTTGCGTCGGGGTGCTGAATCCAGCCCAAATCCCTGTGTTTGCTTTCCTGTTCCAGTGATGGGGGGTAAGATTTCCTCGAAGTAGGTAATGTTGCTTGTTCGGAAATATTGCATTTTCCCGTTCCATCCCAAGGTCTGTTTCCTCCATTTTTCTGGATTTCTGAGTGGGGGGGGGTAATTTTGCGCTCCCAGTTCCTGAGCATTCCGCTGACGTTCCTCGCTGTCCCGTGTTCGGGAATGTTCCACCAGATGTACCCGTTCGCAATCTGTTTGCGAGTTTGAATAATCGTTCCTGATAATACCCCCCCCAGTACGGCGACGTGGTACAACGCCTGCGAATCCTTACCGCCACTGAAAGCCATAAAGAACCCATCTTGCGCATCATACCGCAACGCCAACTTTTCTGCCTTTTGCAGCAGTTCAACCGAATGTACCAGTTTCTTCCTGAACAACGGCTTGCACCTTTGCAAAACCTCGTCGTAGTCTAATCTAACGTCTTGTGCTAACATCCTATTCAACCTCAGTAAATTCCCCGTCAACCAACTTGTACCAAGTGTCTGCCTTGATACGCTCGCCATCGACAACAACAGCCTTCCACTCCTTGATGTCGTAGTTATAATCGTTCTCAACGGCAATCATCAGAACTGCGCCAAGTCCACCCATCGCATTTACGTCTGAGCCGCGAACACAGCCTATACCGTTTTCACCGACTTTTACAGAACCTCGGCTCGTGGCAGCACCACGATTACCGGCCGTGGCAGCACCACGATTACCAGCCGTGGCAGCACCACGATTACCTGCCGTGGCAGCACCATATTCACCAGCCGTGGCAGCACCAGCATAACCAGCCGTGGCAGCACCAGCATTACCAGCCGTGGCAGCACCAGCATTACCAGCCGTGGCAGCACCAGCATAACCAGCCGTGGCAGCACCAGCATAACCAGCCGTGGCAGCACCACGATTACCAGCCGTGGCAGCACCATATTCACCAGCCGTGGCAGCACCATATTCACCAGCCGTGGCAGCACCACGATTACCAGCCGTGGCAGCACCAGCATAACCAGCCGTGGCAGGCTTTCCTGCTTCGGCATTATTCTCATTCGTACACTTCGACTTCACATAGTCAAACGTGGCTTTGCACAGAAGAGGAATGTCTATCTTTGCACCAATCTTGATTTTCGTACATGCAAACTTTGAATCGTCGTTCGACTTGTCAATGTCGCCCGAACATTCTACTTCCCTGTATATACTGCTACCAGGTTCGTAGTATTTCAGCACATCAATAGGATTCTCGCAGGCATGAAATCCCGCATCACAGCATTTCGCCTTATCGGTCTCGTATTCCTTACCTTCTTCGTACTGAAAATTTCGGCATTTCATATCTTTGCCAAGCCCTTTATAGGCTTTAATTACTTTTTCTTCCATCTTTATTATGTTTTAATGTTATTATTTCGGATAAATAGTTTAACGCCTCACTTTTTCAACCACTTACACGGCATTTCGTCAATCTCACCAAACAGCCTGCATACCCTCGGACGATTCTCGTAGATGTTACACTTGTAGTCCTTCCGCAGAAACGGGCATTTGTTCAAAGTAGGCTTCTCGTTGGTGAAAGCCACCATTGCAGCACCCAAAGGCATCGTAAACAGCACAGGGTTCACTATCTTGTCCGCATAGCGTATCAGTTCGTTGGCATCAAACGGAATGTTGTAGCAACAACAGGCGTTGCACTTGCTCAGTCGGCATTTCATCGTCTAAACTCCTTTCCTACCTTACCAACACACTCACCACACATATAAGCCTTCATCGGCAAAGCATCAGTACGTCGCTCGTCAACGGTATGCAAGATAGTTACCGTGTAGATATTCTCCTTATCTTCCGCACTCACAGCCATTTTCTTTCTCAAAAAATCCAAGTATTCCATTTGTTCGTTATTTTATGATTATTTCTCAAACTTCACCTCTATTCCACTCCACAGAGCCAAAGCCAGTTCCTTGCTGCAACCGTCGCTCTGCTCGTACCCCTTGCACATATAGATAACGTCACAAGAAAGCAACGCCTTGAAACCCATACGCAGGTACTCACTCCTTTTCAAGCCCTCTCTCCAATCCCCGTCAAAAGGCGTTATAACCTCGTCGTAGAAATGCAGCAGACCGTTCTTCACGTTCTCCGCATATTCCTTGCGCTCGTTGATGTCAACGTCTGGGATGGAATCAATGGGCAGACTAACATACACCTTGCTCATAACTTGCTAAACACTTTCATGTACTTGTAGGCAAACGCCTGAGCCTCTATTATATCATTAGACTTGGGCATATAATACAAAGTAGGGTCTTTGCAGAATCTTGTCGCCTGCAACAGCACCGCCATGTAGTGACGCATCTGCTCACGGCTGACATAACTATTGCAAGCATCAACACCGCAGTTTGTGAAAGTCCAGCAGCCGTCGCCTGTAGGACATTGACCTTCACCGTCCATCTGCTCAAAGCAGAACCAACAGCAACCACCGCAACACTTATCCTTCTCCATAACCCTTAGCCTCCATGTCACCAGTTGACAGCCAGTCGGTGACAAACTGGTCTTCTTTATTTGTTTCCATTCTCAATCAAAATATTCAAAACTAAAACCATAAGCCTTAATCCCCCTGCGAATCGACGCATAGATATTGACACAAGGAATACCCAAGCGTCGGCTCGCGTCCTTTACAGAATCATAGACAACCCCATTCTCGATACATTTAACGGGAGATTTACCCTCCCTTGCAACAACTTCCTGAATATCTGTCAAGTCAATACATGGCACGTCATCCTCTTCTTTCCTTTGGGCGATTTTAAACAATTCCATGTCACAGTCCCCATGCACCGCCTTTATCGTGTCAAGATTCAGCAACCCCTTGGAAAGTTGCAAATCCACAACCTTGCCGTCCTTGACGACGCTCACAAGCCAATCATCCATAACCCAATGTTATTGTCAGTTTCACAGGATCGTCACCCCATTTCAGCATTGGCATTTCAAAGCCGTCAGCCTCCATTTCCATCACGAGCATAGAGATAAAGCCGACGTGTTCGCCTTCCCAGATACCCCAATGGTCATTTCTCACAGGCTCAGTAGTAAACACTCTCCCCTGCCCTCGCTTAGATACAGCGTACCAAATATCCCTCGTCATGGCACAACTCCTTTCAATATCGTTTTCAGTTCTTTCAGTTCGTCGTAGGTAAAGTAGATGCACTCTGTGATGCCAACCCTTTTATGCGACACCACGAATGCACTACCTTTCTTATCCTTTGCAACAGATACGTCACTCATTACTCAAACACATCAAGCGTCTTCTGTTCCACGACTTCTGCAATGGTATAATCCTTCAACGTACCACCAAGAGCCTCGACGATGTTCTTCCGTGCCTGCTCAAACGACGTGGCGTTAAGTAGATAGTAATAGTTGGTCTTCTTCTCGTTGCCGTAGTCATCAAGCCAAGACTCCTGAATCTTCACTTTGTAGTACAGGTCGCCCTCGTCAAAGATGAAAACCTCCTTATACGGAGCAATAGACTCGGCCAGAATGTCGAAACTTTCCTTTACATTGTCCGCACTTCCTACCTCCTTGGTAATTTTCGCCTCGCAGTCCGTGAAGTTCACGGCTTTACATGCGTACTCTTCCTTGACGGTCTTAACCAGTCCGTCTTCCTTTTCTCTGTCAATCTGCACCTTTACGGTGAAAATCTTTCCGCTAATTGTCTTCATAATTGCTTGCTGTTTTGATTGTTAATGACTAATTTTTCTTCTGCTTCATCAACTGCTTGCGCTTGCGCTGATTCTGCTTTGCCTTTTGGCTGCCTGTGTAGTACTTGCCGAACTCGTCGGCGTTTCCATCGCAAAATCTTGTCTTACCTCCTGGATATTTTGCCATAATCTTTAGAAATTAAAAGTTTGATAAATCTATTGTCTCTATGCGTGTGTACGTCAGTTTCCCCTCGTACCCACGACGTTTCAGTTCTTCTATCAACTCACGGGGTGTGAACTCCGAAAGCCTCCGTTTCTTGGATTCCTCCACTTGCTGCTGCAACTCATCTATTAACTTCAACTTCTTGTTTCTGTCCTTGCGCCTGCTGCTTACACAGTCCTTACAAATCGTATCCCTGCCTAAGCCTCTCATGGAGAATTGTTCAATGGGCAACTCACGCCCACAGCACTTACATGTCTTCTTCCCATCATTGGGGGGGGTAATAATCCCTTTTTCCATATCGTTTTTAGTTTTGTTATTCTTTGGGCTGACCCCAATTATTCATTTTATACACAAAGTTCTTCGCCTGTATCTGCGTCGAGAAGTCCGTGATGAAATCGTCCATGCGTGTGCCGTTCTTACCCGTCTTTCCCGCTTTCCACACGCCCCAACTGCGACGATGTGGCGCATAGTAGTACTGGCCTTCCTTTAACTGAGTCCTATCCATAGCCTACCAGTCGTTAAAGTTGTCATCGTCCTTACGCTTGATGTCCTCCCATTCATCATAAGGCTCGATGCGGTTGTCGTCTTCTTCGGTGTTGTATGGCCACCGTCTCCTGCTGTTCTCCAACTCACTCATACCCGTGCGATTCCTTAAAGTTCTGATACTGCCACGCGATAGAATCCCGTTGGTGTTCAAGTCCTTTGATGGTCGCCCTGTTGCTTGCGAACATCACAATCCAGACGAAAGCCACAACCACGATAAACGCTCCCAATGCGATATTCGGGTACTTGCCGACAAATCCGCAAGCCTTGCGCCACAGATGTACTACGATGCTTGTTAGTCCGAATACTACGGCAAACAGAATCCTTGCCATTCCCTTGACCAGATGCAGGGCTGATTTAGTAAGGTACTTCCACCATTCTGTGAAGTCCTTGAAAACGAATGTAAATGGTTTCATATTCTGCTGTTTTAGTTTCCTTTGTAATATTCCAGCAACACGTTCTTTGGCTCTTCGCCTAATATGTCGTAGTCATCGTTGTCGTTACTTGTCTCGACGTAGGAGCCATTGGAGAAGAGGTAGTTCATCAACTTGGCTTCGTCCTCGCACAATTCCTTCACCAAGTCCTCGTTCCCGTCGCCGTGGTCAACATAACAGAACTTGTCCTTAACCTCGTAGCAAACATAGCCCGAATCATACCGCTTCTCCACAATCTCCTCAAACGTGGCCTCGATGTTCCATTTCGCCAGAATGGTCTTGATGCGCTCCACATACTCCAGCGGCGTTTCGGTGTAAAGAAGCGACGTAAACAAATAGTCTGCCTTGCTCTGAGTATCTGTGTAAAGTTCATGATCCCAACCAAACTCGCCACCACGAAAATCCAGTTCCTTCGGCAGACCATTGTAGATGTCCTCGCCATTGTTGCCGACCACGATGGAGTGTGTACTACTTGAATTGGTCTCAAAGATGCTTTTTCTAACTTGCTTTTTCATTTTTCTTTTCTGATTAAATTAAACATTTCGTCGATTGTTTTGTCTTCTATCTCAAACCGCTCTTGCGACAGCGAGTTCTTCGCAAACTTCCCCTCCACCATGTCGATGTAGAAGGCGTATTTGCCATCGTCGCCCATGTAGAACTCCTTCCACTCGCCGTCCGTCAACATCCGTCGCACGTTCAGTTGCTCGATGGCGAGGTTGTCAAACGACACGAGGCGGAACCATCCCATATCAATCATTTTCGGCAGTATGTCGTAGAGCCACTGCTGTAGTTCCCTGACCGCCGCCCCGCTGCTCTTGAGGAAGTCCCGCCCACGCCCTAAGTCCTTGTAGCCGAGTATCAGCATTTTCAGACCGTGACCGCCTAAGTTCTGTATATCCACAGGCGACAAGATGCCGTTGATGGTATGGATAACCGCGTTAGGCATCGTCTTGACCTTATTGATAAAGTCCGCATCATAGTGATTATACGATATGCCGATGCCGTGAATCAGTCCACTCCTAACGTACTCACTGATTTGTCCGTAGTTAGCCATGAACTGGAGTTGATGGACGGTCACGTTCGCCAACACCTGCCTCTTTTTAAGGAACACCAAAAACTTTTCGAGGTCGGGATGATCCATATCGTTGCCGTTCAGTGCCATTTCCGTATAGGGGTGCAACGAGAAGATAAACGGGTATCTGAACAAATCCCCATGCTTTCCTTCCTTAGTGCATCCCTCATAGCAAAACGGACAGCCCACGCGACACGCCGATGTTATCTTCACATCGACGTTCTCGGCAAACCGCGGCACAAACCTGTCATCGTCCGTTCTCCTTATCTTCGTTCCGTCATCCTTGATGCAGACAACGTAGTTCCCGTTTCTGTAAAATTTCATAGTTCTATGTCTTTTGTTCCAGTTTCATGCAAAGAGCCTCACACAGCACACGGCTCATATTCACCTCAACGGCATTACCAATGTACTTTTTCTGCTCTGCTTGTGTACCAATAAGCGTGTAATCTTCGGGAAATCCCATAATACGCTTCAACTCCTTGATGTTCAGCATACGCATCTTTATGTCAATGATACCGTACATTGCCATAAACTCCTTAACCTTCTTTGTCATAAGGCTGTCAGTCTCATAGATGGCAATACCAAGTTCTCCTTGTTCAGTGCTTATCAGATAGGGCGGCATCTTATCCATCCGCGCTATCAGAGTAAAGCAGGGAGTATCTAAACTTCCTCCGTCACTCTTGAAAGAAAACGGATTGGAAAGGAACTGCTCGGCACTAACTATACTCTGTTTCGGGTTGTTTACAACCGTCGGTGCTACGGAATCAACAGACGAACTACCGCCATTCCCATATTGGCTGTCAATAAACCTCCGCGTCATTACCCTTACCTGTTCCAGAGGAACGTCTGGCATCGGAGCGTCAAGGTCTATACCTTCGGAAACGGGTACGACGCTCACAAGGCCGTGCCTGTCCTAAGTCGTAACGGTGTGGTTTGGCTCGTCAATACTGCTGTTATACCCGTTGCCGAAGTATGCTGTCACAAAAGCATGTCGCGCCGTAGTTGTCAGCGTCGTGGCTGGCTCGTCTATACCGTGATTATGCTCTGCACCGCCGTAATACTCTGAAAGAAATTTCGACGATACCAACGCATGATGATCCACCGTAGTGATGGCACCTGCAGGGATTTCGACGGAAATATTCTTGCTTTCTGGGTCGCCACTAAACTGCTTAGACAAGAAACAGCACTTTACTTTAGCAAATCGGTTCTCTGTAGTTACAACGCCACAAGGTTCATCAAGCAACTTTACCGTATCTTTTGGATTGACGGTATTGTATCGCATCATAAACTGCTCATGCTGTTTCTTTCCTCCTGCCACAAACTTGATTAGTCCGGCATAGATGCGTTCAAGCGTCTTTTCGCACAACGGCTTCTTCTTCGCAAAAATACTTGTACCTTCATCGTCAAGGTCTAATACCTCACGAACAGGCTTCCAACGCTTATAGACACTGAACATCCCACCGCCATCACCATCTTTGGCATAGGTGGGCACAGGAAACGCTATCGGCAACCCGTGTTTGGCAAACTGCCCAAAGTATCTTTTCCTTGATGTATATGCACCGAAATCCGCTGCATTGAATATTCTCCAGTCGAAGTCATAACCATAACGCTGAACTTGATGCACCCATTTGAGATAGTCGCTGCCCTTATCCCTGCTTACAGGCTTTCCGTTTTCGTCCAAAGCACCCCAACACATGAACTCTTCGACATTCTCAATCTGAATATAGTCGGGCTGCAGCGCCTCGATGTAGCGGAACAGGTGCTCGGCCAGCGTGCGGCTGTCGGCATCACGGGGCTGACCACCCTTTGCGCGGGAGAAGTTAGTACATTCAAGTGAAGCCCATAACACGACTTTTGCGTTAGGGTATTTCTCTTTCATCTTTTGCAAATGCGCACGTAATGGAGATAGTTCCAACGTCCTTATATCCTCCGTGAAGTGCATCACGTCTGGATGGTTTGCAGCATGTGAAGCAATGGCATTGGCATCGTGGTTGACACAGGCAATGACCTTTGCACACTTCTCACCATTGAGCCTTGCATATTCCACGCCTGTTGATGTTCCTCCCGCACCGCAAAACAGGTCGATGTATAATAGTTTTATCTTTTCCATAAAAGTGGGAGATTAGATAGATAACATCACTCTATTGGCTGAATCGTACTAAAACGATAGAAAGGTATCTCAACCTTTGAGATTGTGCCGTCCTTTTTTAACTTCAACACAACAGGACGAATTTTGCCCCATTCAAGGATATAGCGTGAAATCACCCCAGTATCACCTTTGTCCGTAATAACCTTTGTACCAGCAGGAATAGGCGAATTACTGCGCACATATTCCTCTTGTGCTATTCTTAACTCGTCTCTCAGATTTCTTATTCTCTCGTTAATATCGGCTTCCTTAGCCATGTACTCTTCCTTTGTCATAGTCTTATTTTTTCTTAAATCAAACCCAATACTTCCCTTGCTCTTGCAATGTCAGGACGTGGGCTTTCAATAAACTTCCGATACTGCTTGCAACCGCCACAGGGACGGAACTCTCTCATTCGCTGCCAGATGTCAGCAAAGTTGTCTGTATTCACATTTCCTACTGACGGACACAAACGGCTTTCCGACATGTGAACATTGCCCTCACAATCCACTGACGGCTTGCAGAATTGGCGACGCAAGGTCAGCATCAAACCAAACTCCTGCGGACTGGCTATCTGTGTGGCAGCAAGCGCAGTGTTCAAGCACGACATAAAGTGGGTATTCTTCTCAACCTCCTTCTGAGCATCCTTGTCGGTCTTTGCACGTCCGAGGTCTTGCATCCATATCGTATCATCAATATCCACGATGACATGCTTGTACTTTTCGTATTCCTGCTTATTGCTTACAACGTAGTCATACTCCTTGTACCATTGTCTGTGCGTATAGACCTGCATACCGACAAAGGAGTGCATATTGGTAATCCATTCCACTTGCTGACGCTTGCGCTCATCTTTAAGCCACATACCATTTGACACAATACTGAAATTACAGCCTGTGGCAATGTCGAACCATTCGCACATTTCAGCAATCAACTCGTTCTCCGTCGGCTCACCGCCAGAAAGGACGAAATGACTATTACCTATGTATGTGCCGAACTTGACTGTCTGCTTAAATGTGTCAAGTGTCATCATCAGACCTGTAGGCTGTGCATCCTCCATACAATGCGGACACATCATCGTGCATTTGCTCGTTAGTTTGATTAGCATAGTCTTATTTCTTTAGTTCCAAACAACCCTCTTCCGCATATCCAAAGATACCACCATCAAACTTGACACGGTAGAAAGGCTTTTGTTTTTCAAACACTTCAATAATCTCAACCTCTTCGCCTATACATTGTGGCGCAAGGGCATTCTTGACAGTTATACACCTATCACCAACATTAAACTTCGCCATACTCACCTAACCTTTTCCACCAGTTCATTCACCAGCCTGTTAAACGTATTCTCGCTATTCTTCGGCATATACTCAGCATAGATACGACCTTCCTCTGCTCGACCGCTAAACGAGTCAAGTTCCTTGTAGTACGCATCAACCATATCCGCATAAGCCTTTCCCAAAGCGCGGCACTCAGGAAACTCCTGCCTGTAATACCACTTCTCGCAAGTCGTAGTGTTCGTGTAGATGTTCACAAGCCCCTTGTGGTTCTGCATACACCACTGCACCGCATACGTCGCAGCAAGTATCTCGCAGTTCTGCTGGTCTGCCTTGATGACCTCACCGTTATACTCCCACTCAGAAGGCACCTTCCAAGCCACTTGATGAAGTATCGGCTGCGGCTCGTTGGGCTTCACGTCATCGACGATGACCACCGCGCATTTTCCGATGCCAAAGTCAAAGCACCCCTTTACATAGCAACCTGTAATCATTTCCCGAAATTTTTACGTTTTAACGGATTTTCACCAAATTCATCTTTCGTCCATAGACGCAACTCCACGTCAGAAAAATCGCCAACCGCTTTCACACCACTGCCTATAAGGGGATTCCGCCTTGAAGTATCACAAACATCATTGCCAAACAAATCGTCTTTAAGTTTAGATAATTCGGAAACACGACGCAAAGCATTTGGGTTCGACGTGTAAATGACAGGCTTCAAGCCATTCCTGCGAGAATAGCAAATGGCATAGAGTATGGCAATCGTAGCGGCATCCGTGTCCGAACCAGATTCAAACTCACGCTTCGCACTCGAATCAAGGTCAAAAACAATTTCGCCAGTTAACAAGTCCATGCACGTCATACTTAACGGCCCATGGTTAAAGTTCTCGCTTCTTCCAACGACCAAATATCCTTCTTTTGGTATCATAATCTTAAAAATTAGAAAGGCGCATCTTCTTCACTCTGCCTTGCGAAAGGCATATCGTTAGAAGTCTGCTCAAAATTCATCGTCTGCTGTACTGGCTGCATATCCCATCCGTAAGGGAACTCACCACGGTCATCATAAAAATGTCTGTTACTTACATTGTAGTAGAGACCGACAAGCGTTTCAAGCGAACCAAACTCCCTGTTCTTGCATATCTCAACCACATTGCCGTATTTTTTCATTTCGCTGACAACCTTTGCGTCAAAAAATTCCGTAGCCCTCTTCTCAAAATCCCTGTTGCGCCTATGAAAGATGAAGATGTTATCTACAGCATTTTGTAGTGCCGACGAACCTAAAATATCTTCCTTTCTCAGCAACGTCACAACCTTTCGTGGGTGAGCCACAAGGATTATATGAAGTCCGTGAGTCTTCGCAAACTCGACTATCTGAAGTATCAAAGCCTTTTGTTTCTCATTGTTATCTCCGTCAAGTCCTGACAAGTCCATCGAAAAGAGGTTGTCAAGGACAAATAACTTATATCCTGCGTTGACAGGCTCCATCATGTCATTCAATATCTGGGCGTAGTTCGATGAATAGTCGTTGTTATACAACAGAAACCTCCCATGCAGCCATTTCACTATCTTCTCCGTATAGAACTTATCAACGTAGAATTTGCCAGCACTTCTCTGTGACTCTATGACATGACCGCCTGCCGCCGCCTGTATAAGCCATCGTTTCAGTCGTGCAGCCTGTAGTTCGCCAGTCCATAAAGCCGCTTTATAGTTGTCTTGAATGGCATTCAGAATGACCGTATTCAGCCAAGATGACTTTCCGCTTCCGTTGATTCCGCTGACAATAGATGTCTCAGACAGAAACAAACCACCACCCATTTCAGTATCAATCCTATCAAACCCCGTATGGATTCGGGGCATATCGTCAAGGTTGACGTCCTGTATCTCTGAAAGGTCAAGCCATTTCTTCCCAATCTCTGGTGTTTCCTGCTTTATCTCTGGAGCAACATTCGTTGGTCTATATTGTCTGTACTGGACTTGCGGCTGTTGCCTCGGCTCGTATGCCGTAGGGTCAAGCATCTGCCTAAGTTCGTGCCAGTCGTGATGACTACATGAATCATGGAAGCATTTGAATCCGATTGCCCCGCTTGCCGATAAGAATATCGCGCTGTCAGGTGCTTTATGCGAACTGTCAAACGGGCATTCCTCCAAGACAAACTTCGTACCGCCATTGCCGTATGATGTCTCGTTCCTGACTTTGATGTCGTGGTCTCTGATGAACGTCCGAATATCAAACTGCTCCCCGGCTCCGTTCCATTGCCTCTGCGACGGTCTTTCCTCGTTGACCTTGTATTTCGATACAAAGTTCTGAAGAAATCCGAAGTCCGCACGATGTATCTCGGTTGGCACGGACAGAATACAAGCCATCCTGTGAGGACGATCATCACTATCCCTTCCTTTCCTCCCCCAACTGCCAGGCAATCGCATGATTCTGTTTGCATCCCCTACCTGCGAGTCTATCTTAACCCTGTCATCCGTAAAATGTGCCGAAAGAACATCAAACAAGTCACGCACAAGATTCTCGCTTGACATGTCGTTTAAAAGGTCTATCGGATAGTACAGATGATAGCCTGATGAAGAGTCGCAGACAATCGGCTGAGGAAACCCCACGGACTGAAGGAATACATATACGTCACACGCTTTCTTGTATGCGTATGCTTTCTCTTCATCCGTAGAAGATATGTCGCTCGGTCTCTTTACGTCAATATCAATAGGAAGAAGCCATCTGTGGATAATGTCGTTCTTTGATGTTGCAGACCCTTTAACCTGTAAGAATTGGTTATATTGCTTTCGGCTTGAACATGCAGGATTAACCTCGTTGACGGAGAAGTATATCTGAAACATCTGCTGCTGGTCAAACGGCACAACCTTCTCCAATGCCGTCTCAATGTCAGTGAAATAGCCACTGAATATCTTGTCGCCAAGCAAGCGTATCTCAAAAAGTTCACCGTCTCTTTTGAAGACGCTGTGCCATTTCCGTATTTCGTCAGGATTAAGTATCTTGATCATTGTCTAATCCAAATCCTTTGGTCTTTACTCCACACATACACGTTTATCTGCTCTACAATTCTTGCACCGTCTGGACGGTTATCGGCAGTATAGCCGTCGTTCAAGTCGTAATTCGGATTACACGGATAGAACCTGTAAGCGTCAAACTCTGCATCGTATGTAAGTCCGTCAGGATGATAAGCGTCCGGGTCGTAATCTTCCCATCCTTCCGAATAAGCCTCCCACGAACGCTGGCTGAGATATGTTTTCAAGTTCTGCATCCTTGCAAAGAATATTTTCTGCGCATCGGCTTTCATCCTTGCTTCATTTTCTTTGTCTATAGCATATTCCAAACAAGGTATGACTTCTTTCCAGTCTTTGTGTTTCTTCTTGAAAGCATCAAGTTCGGTTTGAAAACCTCTCACCACACCTCCATAAGATTTATACTTTCTTCTGAATGTTTCAAACTGCTTTTCAAGTTCACTTTCTGATTCTTTCTTCTTAGATACGTTAGTATCTTCTTCTTTATCTTTATTATTTATTTTACTTATTTGTATGTGGTCGTTTGGCTGGTCGTTTTGTGGCGTTTGGCTGGTCGTTTGTTGGTCGTTTACTTTTTCATTACATTGCCAACTATCATAATTACAGATAGTTATAATACTAAATCTGTTGGTCGTTTTAATTACGATTTGTTGGTCGTTCACAAGACGGTCTAAACATGTCCTAACCTCTCTCTCGGAAAGCCCTGTGTCAGCAGATAATTGTTTCCTTCCAGTTGCCAACTGACCCCTTTTTATTTCAACGCCCATGTAATAGCCGTCTTGGTATTGGGCTTCCAACATTAAATGTAGGAGCATGTGAACCATTTTGGAGTCCCTATACCAACCCCACTTACGAATTTCTCTTGATATACGCATATAACCCTTGCACATAAGCAGAAGCATTAAATAACACAGAAGAATTTGCAAAGGAGGGAAGAGCCTTCTGCTTACTCTTGTCGGGGAGGGTACTAAGTTCCCCTATCCCTCTCTGCAAAGTTACGAGCCAATTTATCGTGTGAAAAACAAACTCCAGATTATCTGCAAATAAATCTTCAAACACGTTGCATGAGCATGGCAAACGGGTCTTCAACCTCCTTTTTCTCCACCTTCTCACGTCTCGCCACAAAGTATTGGCACTCCCTGCCTGGCTCGTTCATCAACGGCTCTTCTTCCAGTTCCTCACGCTTGAACCTGCGAAACAAGTCCTCGACGTAGTACACGCAGTTGTCACGCTTCTTGCAGGTCTGCTCACAGAAGTTCCCATCAAGTGTGATTCCGTAGCACCAACTATATCGCCTTCCTTCCATTATTCTGATTCAAAAAAGTGAAGAGTGAAGAACTATTCCTCACTCTCCGATGCGTTTGCTTCCATTTCTATATCAACCTCTCCCTTGTCAATGGATTTCTTCTCTTGTTCAAGGAAAGCAAATGATTTTAACTTAAAGGCTTCGGGCACTTCGTCGCCCTCGATGCGGACAACGACACCCTCACGCGGCACCTTGTGACCAGTGCAAAGCGGCTCGCGCTTCTCGATGTTGCAGAGGTCGGCCAACTTGTCGGGGAAGTCGCGCATGTCACCACCCTCGCCAATGAGGTCTGCCACGGTGCCCTGATAGAGCACGATGTTGAGGATGTTGAAGATACGGCCAACGTTCTTGTCGCCAGCGTCGGACATTCGCGCCTTGATGACCTCCGTCAAGTGTCCCACCTCGCGGATGCTGTACTCTTTCAGCACACCGTCAACGTGCTGGGTGGCTCGGTATATCATCAGTACGTTCTCGCCCTGCCGACATCCGTAGTCGTAGTCCTTTTGGATCATCTTCGCGTTGTCGGTCAGGTAGCCGCAAATCTCGCCATAAATGGTGATACCATTGTCGAGATACGGATAGATGATGTTGCCGTACTCCGTCCAGATGTCCTGCCCGTAGTAGCCTTCAGGGTGGGTGGCGTTAGACCACTCGTTCTTGATTACCTTGCGGCTGCTCACTATTATGCCGTACTCCTGTCGCGCTTCCTTGATATGAGTGTGCAAGTGTTCGTTGAGCCAGCGGCGAATCTTGAAGAACCGCAGCGGAATGTTCGTCAGCAGGTTTCCGCAGATGAACGATGTGCCGTGCATCTTTACTGAGACGGTGATTTCCGTCTGCGGCTTGAAGTCCATGAGGTGCTTCTTCAGCGGTGCCGTGTCGTAGTGTAGTTTGAACTGCCCCGGCACCATGCGGTTCAGTCTATCCCATCGGCTCACGCCCTTCTGCCCATGTTGACGCAGCTCACTGTGCTTCGGTACATAAGCACGGACAAACGGCAACATCTTGTCGCCTCCCCATGTTATAGCCGTGTCACATTCAATGCAGTCAAAGTCAGTGCCAACTGCTGCTTCAAAGTCTATACAGCCCGCAATCGGTGGCACGGCTCGCTCCAATGATTCGGGCTTGAACAGTACACCAAACGACGGACACCCACGCAGTTTTATCATCCGCACACGACCATTATCCTCGAAGTAGCCAACCATTGCCTTGGCTTCATCTGTCTTCAAGAAGTCGGGGTTCTCCTTGATTTTCTCCTCCACGTCTGCCATGTTAGCATTCATCGTGTGGTGGCGGTACATATTGTTAGCACCAAGAAACCATCCACTAATTTGACACTCGTTCGAAACGTAGAGCATTACATCACCCTCTTTCACGTCTGCCTTGTTTACAACAATCGACTCGCCATTTATGCGCGTCTGCATTAACCTGTCGCTGTTCTCTACAGGAGCCAACTCGCCAACCTTAACCACCGAACAGCAATACTCCTCGGTAAAGTCTTTAGATTTTTTTAATTCAACTTTCATGTCTTGTATTCATTTCATCTTTTGTTAATAGCAAGCCACGGGCTGACCTAACCGCCCGTGACTCAAAGGGTACAACCAAGCATCTTACTGCGCTGGTGGGAATGGCAAGCCTCCCTGTTGTGGCTGTGCCACCTGCTGAGTCGGCTGCTGCACGGGTGCCTGTGCTACTTGCTGCTGTGGCGGGAATGGAGCAGATGCAGGCTGTTGAGGTACTGACGTTGTAGGCTGTGGTGGGAATGGTGCCGCGCCCGTCTGTGGTTGTGGGGGATAAGGCGCATAGCCAGTAGGCTGCGGAGCGTACTGAGTCTGCTGCATCCTGTCCGCTTTCCATGCCTCAAGGCTGTTGAAATACTTACCCGAACCTTGCGGATATTCCCTACAATCCGCATTGAGGTGAATAGTTACCATCTCACCCACCTGCAAGTTCAACTCCTGAATCTTGGCATTGCTCACATCAAACACCAAACGTCTTGGGTACTGCCCGTGCTCATGCTCGATGATGTACGACTGGCGCACCCACTGATTACCCGTTTTTTGGCTCACTCCGCTCTGTGGCTGAAGTGCCATGACAATATTTCCTGTTACTAAAATGTCACTCATTTTTTACTTTGTTTTTAACGTTAAAAATATGTTTAGAACCACTTAATCTGTTCCTCGAACTCATCCCGAAGGTCTGCCTTTATGAAGTAGTTGAAGATTACGTCTTTCGCCTTTTCGTAGAAGTCGTGGAAGTCTGATTCACTCATTTTGTCAAACGCCATTGAACGGGGCTTTTCGAGCCAAGCGTTACGTCTGACATCATAGAAAGTTTCCGTGTAGCCAGTGGCGATAAGCAACGTCTCCCTAAACTTATCTACGTTGTTTTTGAAGAACTCCTGTTGCTGCTCTGTCAAGTATTCCCAACTGCAATTCAGCAAAGCGAAGAACAACCGATGGAATTTCGGGTTTCGGACTTCTCTCACCGTCACTTCATACACCGCCCCCCGTTTGAGTTTCTTCTTCAACTCATAATCTGAATCTGTCTCAGGCACAAAGCCCGTCGGGGTGTTTACTACTCTAATCTTCATATCTGCGACTTGATACTGCCAAGCATCTGCCTCATAACTCCGAACTTAGCCCGCAAATCATTGTCCTTTGCCTGTTGTGACATATCCACTGGCTGCACATAACTCATAATCAGATTGCACTCCTTGATGGCTTTCTTGATGTCCTTTACGAACTCGTTATAGCCATATTGCACCTGTTCCTCTGGGCGAACGATTGAATAGCCGTCATGTCCGCCTCCGTTTTTTTCTTTTTTGCTGTCAGAGGCTTCAACATCTTTGTGTACTTGTTGAACGGGTTTACAACTTGGTTGTTGTTTAACATGAGGGGCTGAGTACCCTCGATTTGAAACTTAATCTTCTTCATAATAAATCTGATTAAAAATAAAACTTATGTTACCTAACGCTATTGATTCCAAAAATAGTTATATTATGCTCATAATTAAACATCACCGCGTATCAACTGCTCCTGCTCCTTGATGTAGGCAACAGACAAGTCGATGCGCTCCATAAGCACCTTCATAAACTCTTCGTCGTAAGGCACTTCAAGGATATGCAGGTCAAGACCTCCACGATACAGGGGCGAGTAACTGATGAAGTCACAAATCTTCGTACCCGTAATCTTCATGTTCAACTGCACCTGTGCGTAATACTGAAGATTACCCGTTTTCAAGTCTTCCGGCTTGTTCCACTTGCAATGCTCAATCTGTACGGTCGGATTATACGGACATTTCACCTCGATTATCCTATCCATCGTAGAGCAACGTCCGTCAGGCGAACCGCCAACATACCCCTCATACCCTGATAATTCAGCAAACAGGCAGTCCATCACCTTACGTCCAGTAGCGAGTTCATATTGCTCAACAGCCGTCGATTCATACTCCGTACCCCACCGCATGGCTGCATTGCTTTTCTTCACGTCCTCCTGGTAATAGACGAACATTTCATCTTCCATGAAACGCTCTGCCACCTTACCGTTCAGATATGTAAGCGCAGTCTTGCCAAATACTTCATCCTTACCTCGACCTTTTACGAGAATATCCGCTACCTCGCTTGCCGTTATGTGACCCTTGCGCTGCAAGTACCACTCTGATGTCCTTTGAAAATCGTTCATTGCGGTAGTGCGTTATATTTCATATCACGATACTGCACGTATGGCTGATAGCCCCACAAGTCCTGACACTTCTCGTTCAGAGTAACCAACTGCTGACGGGTCTTGCATCCGTCAATCTTCTTCTTGGCAGTAGTAAATTCGCTCTTCAACTGGTCATCCGTCTTTGCAGGCTGACCGTCACCGTTCTTCTGAGAATCGGCATCACGTCTGTCATCAATGGCGAGAAGACCGCAAAGCGCGTACTTACGGGCATAAGATGATGCAGCACCTGTAGTCTGTGCAACGTCCTGACCTTTCTTCTCTTCCGCTTCACGGGCATACGCTACTGCTTGTTCTGTCTCGCCCTTCTCGTTCTTGATCGTAGCGATAGCCTTGATGTAGATTCGCGCCCCTATCATTACAACATCATCGGTTAAAATAATGATACACCCTGTTTCTTTAAGTAGGGGTTTCAACGCTTCAAGGATTGTCTCTGTACTACGATAACCATAGTTTGAGAATGAGTTGTATAAGTCCTTGTTGGCTTTCAACTCAGTCTGAATCTTGTTTAACTCTTTCATATCACTCTATTTTTATGGTTCATAATCCTTTATCTTCAAACTCTTACCGACAAGCACAGCCTCGCGGAAAATCCATTGCCCGTGTCCCTTGGCATTGTGAGCCTTAATCTTCTTCACCATCAGATGCCGACGCAAAGGATAATCTCGTGACCCCTTACGCCCGTATTCCGACTTCACATCCTCAATGATGTACTTATCACCCTCCTTGTAGATTGTGTCACAGGTATAGTGCGAAGCCGATTCAACCACTCGCGTCTCATAGCGTACCTTAGTCTTTAATTGTACTGCTACACGCTTGGTAATCTGCTCTATTATCTCGAATCGCCATTGTGTGTGAAGGCTACTTATCCTACCCTCTCTCTGCATGTATTCAAGATAGATGTACCTGTCACGCTCCACGTTGGATTGAAATTTTTTACCCTTATAAGTACATGAATGCGCACCGTATTTATTCATTTTGTTCCTCAAATTTCCATACATAACCTCCAGCCGAATGTCGTATATACAATTTACCGTTATGTGCTTTCAATTTTCTCTTTAAGGCACAACAACTTATATCTGACCTATGTGTTCCAGTTTTCTTTGCAGCGTCCAAAATGTTTTTGTAACGCGCTATATATCTTCCGTCTTTTGAAAACTGAATAACTGGTCGTCCAACGGATTCTGTCAAAATTTTACTCAGTTTCTCGTTTCTTGTTCCGTAGTTGCAATTATACTTTTCGTCACACCATTCAAGATTATCCACTCTATTATCAGCCCTGTCCTCGTTTATATGATTTATTTGTGGAAGACCTAATGGGTTTTCAATAAAAGCAAGAGCGACGAGACGGTGAACCCTATATTTCTTTTTTTCACCATCTTTAGATAATTCAACATAAACATATCCGTTTGTCTTATTGTGATAAAGAGACATTGGATGTCCCTTGTATATATAATTTTTTTGCCTCGGACTCTTCACTACTCTACTACAGGCATATATATCACCTTTCGTACTTATTTTGTATAAGCCCTCATATCCGGGTATATCTTTCCAAATTACTTCCATTTTATTGTTGTTTAGTTTATTGATACATCATAGCAGGTTCTATCTTTTCTGCTTGCACCAATTATCCGTTGACGTGAGATAGCCGTTAGTCCACGCTTCCTCGATAGTGGCTTTAGGGTGCTTTCTAATCCACTCGTCTCGTTGTTCTATGTAACTCATATCTCAATAATTTCCACCAAATGCCCCGCAGCCGAATTGCCACGGGGCGCAACTAACTTATGGCCAAACAAAAAGAAAAAATCACTGAAAGTCCTGTTTGCCGACGGCTTCTGTCATGGCGCATAATATGCTTCCACATAAATCAGTTTCCCTTTCTTATCTCTCCTGTGGTTACGATAGTGGATTCTATAGTCACCACACAAATAATGGCGAACATTATCCATACTGCTAAGAATCATGTCAAGTTCAGCCTTTTCGTAGATAGCATCGTCACGGTCGCATTTTCTCTTCCATTTAATAATGTAAGATTCACGCAAGCGTAATAGCATTTGACGCGCTCCGCTTAATTGATAACTTTCTATAACAAGATTCTCACACATTGAAGTAGTCTTTTGGATCAATTCCAAGTTCCTCGCATTTCTCAATAGTTGCCTTAGCCATAGCAAGTGGGTCTTTATGTATCTCATTATGACAATCCCGACACAGCAAGAGCAAGTTCCTCTCGTCAGACTCGAACTGCGGAAACCGCCACCATTGCAGGACGTGGTGCAGTTGCGAGTGCCCGAACTTGTCAATCTTCCTGCCACACATCTGACAAGTGCCATCGTGCTTCTTCCATAACGCCTCCTTAACCTGCACAATGCCGTTGTGGTTGCGGTTCTGGTCTCGTGTCTGGCTATTCTTCAGCCTGTAGTCCCAAGTAACATAAAAACGCAGTTTGCCTATACGCAGCATACGCTTGAAGTGCCTCTTTCGCTTAGGTAGATTGGGGGGGGTAAGAATGTTCACCACACCGCCGTTTCCATTGTTGATAATGTTCATTTCTTCTTTCGTATAAGTTAGTACCGACACGAGAACCTAATCCCGTGTCGGCTGTATCGCTTCGTCCGCTTTCACGGACTGATTCTCAATTCAACACAATCATGCGATTTATTTTTTCGTCGCACGACGTGACCCGATTTCACTCTTCGGTTGTAGTCACGGCAACCAGCGTTGCTATACAACCTTGCTACTCTCAGGATTAGCATTTCTCAACATGTCAAAGAGACACCTTCGGATGGTAAGCCGACTATACCAGTGCGTACAATCCCGCTGTGGATTCCGTTCACTTTATGCTCTCGACGGATTCAGAGCCTGCAAATAGTCGCAGATATAGCGATTTACATCACTTTCTTCAATTTAACCTCAATAGGTATCACCTTCTCGTTATGACCGACCTTCCGCTTCATCCAACGAACAAGTCCCCTATCAGTAAACACCAACCGCTTTCCGACTTTCTCGTGTGGAATCTCGTTAATCTTGTTGTAGAGCGTACCGACGGGAACACGCAACATTTCAGCAGCCTCCTCGATGTTCAACAACTTCGGAGGAAATATCAAATCAAGGAGTTCGTCATCCTCCTTTAATGCCTCTACCAGATACTCGCTCTGGTACTTCGCAATCTTGCGCGCTTCATAATCGGTCATAATCTCTTAGGTTTTTAGTCGTATAGCACAAACTACTTCTCTGGCATATCAACAACACTGATCTCTATCGTGTTTGTCTTAGAGTCGATGCTTGTCTTATAGTATTTGCCATCCTCGCGGGGGTACATCTTTCTAACATGTACCACAAGGTTTTTGGCAGACACGCAAGCCGCATAGTTAGGAAGTTCCGCTACGAGTTTTCCACCGTAGCCGATATTCCTAATGTCGTTAATTGTTACTTTTTCTGCTTTCATCTGCAATAACTTTTGTTAATTTTGCTATATTTTTGCGATAAAACTTGGTGAATTGCATGGAAAACACTATCTTTGCAAATGTTTCAAGTCTGCTTGGCATTTGTTTTGCCATGCTCTTCACCGTTGTTTTTGCTAACATCGGTGCAAAGATATAAATTAATTCGCAAATATGCAATAGAATTGATTGCATTTATAACATTTGTTAGGTATTAAAACGGATTTATAAACATATTTTTGCAATGAAAAGTCGGGAAATAGGTGAAAGGATTGCTAAGATCCTAAAAGACAACAGGTATTCGCAAAGACAGTTTGCTGAAGAAACTGGCTACACGCAGTCTGTAGTCTCTGAGATTATCAGGGGAAATAGGGAGATAGACAAACTTATCAACATTGTAGCCGAGAAGTTTGCCGTAAGCAGGGACTATCTGATTACAGGTAAGGAATCAAACAAAATGGATTTGATAGCAAGCGATAACATCCCTGCTAACGGTCTGACCAAAGAAGAGAAATTGCGCCTGTTTGACAACCTTGAAGAACTATACCGCAAGCATCAGCAGTTACTTGATGATGCCAGTCATGTTATGAAGGAGATTGCAGCCATCAACAAGATATTAATTGTTGGAACAAATTAA